GAGGAAGACGACCGAGACCGCATGCGGTGCGGTCGCCGGCGCCGACTGGTTGGCCCAGAACGGCGGCTGGATGAAGCTCACCGCTTGCGGTTCCTATCGCCGCGGTAGGTGCCGGTCGTGAACTGCCCGGGCGGCAGCGTCGCCTGCACGACCTCCGCGACGAGCGGCACGCGGGCGAGCTCCGCCGCGGCCGCCGCGTCACGCGCCGGCAGTTGGACGACGGTGATGGGGCCGCTGTCCGTCGTGCACGCCGTATGGTCGGCGCCGCAGATGGGACAGGGGCCGGGACTGGATCGGGACATTACGCGACCCGCTCCGCCCGGGCGCACCGGTGACGCCGCCGCCCGGGCCGCGTGGCCCGCGCGACGAGACGATCGTCCTCGCCGAGATCGAGGTCGTCGTCGTCCCAGCCGATCCCATCGAGCGCCTGCCGCGTCATGGCCGGGCTTACTCCAGGGCGTAGGTCAGGATCACGTCGACGGCCGTCGCGGTCGTCGCCGTGCCCCCGGTTTTCCCGATCGTCACGGCGGTATTGGCATCGAGCGGCGTCAGGGAGGCGCCGTCGGCCAACGCCACAATCGACGCCGTGCCGGCGGTCGCGAACGGCGATCCCAGCCGCAACAGCGTGCTCTGGGTCAGCCCCGCCACCGCCGCAATCCCGAGCGCCACCGACCCGGCCGCCCGCGTGCCGAGAATCCGCACGTCGGTCGCCCCTGCGACGGCGCCGCCGATGGCGATGAGCGTGATGTCGACGAGCCGGTACGCGAAGCCCGGCACCGCCGCCAGCAACGTGAAGCCGGCGTTCAGTTGCGCCAGCGTCACGCGCTGTCGACTGTGCTGGACGGCGGGATTGTCCGTATCGACGCGGACCATCTGATTGGTCGTCGGGTTGTAACGTGGTTGCGGCATGCTGCTCCTTCAACGGCCCGATCCCGGGACGCGCGCCCGACGATGCGCGCGCCCGGACACCCGGTCGGGTTAGCCTTCGATGACGTACGCGAGCGAGACGTCGAGGTTGGTCAGGACGGTCATCGCCGAGCCGACCGTGATCACCGTGATCCCCGTATTGGCATCGAGCGGCGTGAACGACGCGCCGTCCGCCAGCGTGGTCAGCGATTCGGCGCCCGCGGTGGCGAAGGGCGTCCCGGTCACCAGCCGCACGCTCTGCACGAGCCGCGCGACCGCGGCCACGAACAACTGCACGGGCGCCGCCGCCCGGGTGCCGATGATGTTGACGGATGTGGCCGTCGTGCCCGCGCCGCCGACCGCGAGCATCGACGCCTCGACGATCCGGTAGGTCTTGCCGACAATCGCCGGCAAGAGGGTCAAGCCGGCGTTGAGCTGCGCGACCGTCACGCGCGTGCGCAGGTGAAACAACACGGGCGCCTGGTCCGGCATCCCCGCGCTGCGATCGAGTCCGCCGTCGTACCGCGTCCACAACTTGCCCTCAAGCGATTGCGTGAAGGCGCGTAGGAATCTCATGACTCACTGCTCTTTCTCGAGGCGTTCAGGCCTCACCTGCATCCGAGTTAATTGAGGCCCGTGACCGTGCCGAACGCGGCCGGCCGGTAGACCGCAAGCGCGAGCCGCTCTTCCGCCCGGATCGCGACCAGGTTCTTGATGAAGAAATCGCTGTGCGAGTTCGAGGTTTCGACCCGCAGACCGCCCTTGCGGAACACCTGCGCGGCCTGCCGGAACGCGCCGACCAAGCCCGTGTTGGCGACGATTGAGGGTGTCACGGCGACCGGATAGCCCCAGAGCTGCGGGGGCTGCGCGTTCTGCCACGGCCCGGTGCCGAGGTAATTGCCGTTCGCGTTCTTGGTCAGCTGGATGGTCTGCCAGTTGGCCGGGTTGAGCACGACGCCGTCCGGCTGGATGAACACCGTCGAGGCGATGGTCGTGATCTGCTTGAAGATCGCGTCGGCGTTGGTGTCCGCGCCACGCGCCTGGGCCGCGGTGAGCCCGACGCGCTGCAGGATCCCCTGGATGGCCGGCGCCACGCCACTGCCGTTGAGGAGCTGATCCTCTTCCGTCAACTCGACGCCGAGCCGCAGTCGCGCGTCCACGTAGGAGCGCGTCTGGTCGAAGTCCTCGAGCATCTCTTCCGTGATCGGCAAAAAGTGCGCGATCTTCCGGACCAGGTCGGTCACCTGCGCGAAGACGAGCGTCGATTCGGGCTTCGCCGCGCCCTCGGCGACCGGTGCGGCGGCGTTGGTGAAGGTCGTTTCCTTCATGTAGGTGATCGAGTTCGAGGTGGTCGTGCCCGGCGCGATGAGGTCGGCGACCGTCAGCCGCTTGAAGAGCAGCGGGGTGACGCCGGCCTGGTAGTCGCTGACGATCAGCGGGCCGCCCGACCCGGACGTCGTGTCGAGGGTGGTGGCGTGGAGCTCCACCGCGGGCGAGGTCCAGGCGCTCGTGCCCCGGTGGGCGCCGTCCTTGATGAACGCGCGATAGAGCGGGTCCGACACGAACTGCTGTCCGAGGGACATCAGGACCGTGCGCTGCGACGGCGTGGTCTGCGGCGACAGGAGGCCGGCGGTGAGCGCGTCGATCGCGGCGGTCAGATTGGCGTCGCCCTGCGCGCTGTCGATGCGCGCCTTGATGGCTTTGCCCTCGTCGAGGATCGCCTGAATGGCGCCCTTTTCCTCGGCGGTCATCAGGCGGCCGACGACGGCGGGCGTGGTGTCGGTCGCCGGCGTGACGATCGCCTCCGCGCACGTGCGCATCGTGGTCTCCATCAGCGTCTTCGCGGCGAGCTGCTTGGCGCGGAGGTCGGTGTTCAGCTGGGTAAGATTCATGGTCCTGGGGCTTTCTACAGATCGAGTTCGAGCAGCGCGGCATCGATGCCGTTCTGCCAGGCGGTGTCCGACGGGCGATCCTGGGCTGGTGGCCGTGAGGCTCCTGCAGCCGTGTCGACGGTCGGGTCGGGATCGGGAAGAGGTGGGCACCCGCGTTGGGCGCGCAGTTCGTTGAGGGTGAGTTCCGCCTTCGCGCCGGCGGCGGCCGACGCCGGCGTCATCACGCGCGCGATCGTCTCGGCGAGCGTGCCGATCCGGTCGATCATCCCGAGGCGCAGGGCCTCATCGGCGCCGACGGTGTCGCCTTCGCCATAGCCGTTGTCCACGTCGGCCAGCGGCACGCCGCGGCCCTTCGAGACGTCCGCCTTGAAGCGCGCGAACGGGTCGTCGACCTTGGCCTGGATCCGCGCCAGCGCTTCCTTCGAGAGAGGCTCGGTCTCGTTGCCGTCGACCTTGTATTTGCCGGCGGAGATGTAGGTGATCTTGATCCCTTCCATCTCGAGCGCCTTCGACAGGTCCTCGTGAATGCTGTAGACGCCGACGGAACCCACCTTCGCCGACGGCGCCGCGACGATCTCGGTGGCGCACGCCATCACCCAATAGGCGGCCGACGCCATCAGGTACTGCGCCTGCGCGATGATCGGTTTCTTCGTGCGGGCCCGCATCACCTCGCGCGCGAATTCGGTCGCGCCGGCGACGTTGCCGCCCGGCGAGTCGACGTCGAACACGATCGTCTTGACAGCCTTGTTGGCCAGGGCCTCGTTGAGTTGCGTGGTCAGGCCCTCGAACGTCGTGCCGCCCGAGATGTCGGTGAGCATGTTGGCGCGCGGGGCGATCACGCCGTAGATCGGAATGATGGCGACGGCGCCACCCTCGGTCGGTTGCGGGAGGTTCTTCCGGTTGACCAGTGCGGCGGCGATCGCGGCGGGATCGGTTTCCTTCCCGGCGATCCGGCCGGCCAGAATGCCGGCGATCAGGACGCGCATGTGTTTCGTGATCGCCCACGGATGCTCGAGCGCGAAGCTCATGACGTGTTCGTAGCGGCCGGTCATGCGGCGTCCTCCTCGAGGGCGAGCAGTTGTGTGAGCGTGGCCGCGTTCGCCTGGTTGGCTTGGAGGAGCGCGGCCTCTGCTCCGACAATCGGCGTCAGGTCCGCCGCGAGCTCGCGGTTCCAGCGGTCGAGGTCGGTGTAGAACGTGGTCGCGCGTTCGGCGATCGGCAACTTGGCCAGTCGCGCCTGTTGCCGGAGGCGGGCGGCGTGGAGCACGGGCGCGACGTCGGTCGCGTCGGCGGGATTCGGGTCCGGCTTCGTCATCATCGGCGGCACCTGGCCAGGGTGGGCGGTGGCGTCGGACGGCCCACCCTGCTGCGGCGCGACGGTGTCCAAGTCGGGATCGTCGATGCGCGGCAAGTTGTCGAGCGCGCGGCCTTCGTTCACCGTACGCCACGGCCGCCCGATCGAAATCTGCATCGACGAGGCCCGCTCTTCCGGCGTGCCGGCGAGCTTCGCATCGATGTTGAATTCCAGATAGACGTCCTTCTGGTCCTCGCATTCGATCAGCACCTGCCGGTGGAGCTCCTGGCGCAGCTGCTCGAACCGCGGCCCGAGACAGTCCTGGTAGAGGTTCTTGTGCTGCTCCTTGATGTTCGAGAACGTTGCGTGATCGAGAATGCCGACGAAGGGCTGCGGGATCTGGTACTCGGCGGCACAGACTTCACGCCGGAGTTTCCCGCCGACCGTGTATTCGGAGTCCTTGGCGCTCTGGGTCGTCTGCTGAAACGTCTCGCCATCCTGGAGGAGCACGGTGTCCTCGCCGCCGGGGCCGCCGTAGACGGTCTGCCACTGCTCGCGCCACGATTTGGTCTGATCGGGGCTATAGCGTTTCATCTCCTTCGGGCGGGTCACGACCCCTGGAACCCGCGCGCCCTTGCGCCAGAACGACTCGCGATACTCCCCGGCCGCGGATTCTTCGGCGAGGATGCGACGCAGCGTTTCGAGCGGCGAGATCCCCAGCTTGTAGCCTGAGAAATGCACGATCTCCGACGGCGCGAAGGGTTGAGGCCACCCGTTGACGGTCCAGATAAATCGCTTCGGGTAGAGTCCGCCTTCGACACTCATCTCCTCGGGCGGCAAGCGCACGAAGCCGATCGCGTCCCGGCCATCGGCGCCGACGTACCTGACCTTGAGCCAGTAGGCGCGGTCGTAAATGCCGAGGTCCGTGACGAGGTCTTCGAAGAGCCGGTATCGGGTCGTCCCGGGATTCGGGTTGTTCAGCCAGCGCACCATGTCGTGATTGGCCAGCCGCACGCGATCGGTGTCCGACACGCGACGGAAGGCCTGGGGCGCGACGTGGGCGATGTTGCGCGCGAGGAACTCGACACAAATCCGGACGTTGGGTTGCGCCTTGAAAATCTCGAAGTAGTTGGCGCGGGCGCCGTAGAGGTTCAGGGAACCGCCCGAGGAACTCGACCACGTGGGCTGTGGAGTCGTGAGCGCCTGCAGGCCGTCGAACGTCCGGACGATCACAGGCTTACCTGCAGGTACGCAATCTTCGATCGCTCCACGACGACGTCGCCGACCAGCTTCACCGGCGGCTGTCCCGCCTTGAGCGCCGACACGTCCCGCAGCGTCAGCCACGGACCTCGCGACGACCAGAGCACGCCCTCCATCGCTTCCGTCGAGTCGTGCGTGAAGTTCACGATGACTCGCCGCAACAGACAGGGTGGCCGCCAGAACCACAACCAGCGCATCAACAGATCGCCACACGTGACAGCGTGGCCCGGCCGGCCCGGATCGCCTATTTGGGATTTCTTTTCTCCGCCTCACGCATGTCGCGGCGGATCTGTTCGGGCACGGACACCCGAGCGTGCTTCGCGCGTTTGTAGGCGTCGTCGTACTGCTTCGACGGCATCTTCACGCAGACCGGCACGCTGTCGTCCTCGTCGTCGAGCGGTGGATGGCCAGGCGCTCGTTTCATGCGGCCACCACGACCGGGTCCTCGGCCTCTGGCGGCTCGGTGTCGAGGGTCGCGAGCTTGCGCGCCATGATCGCGGCGACGATGCCGTCGATCCGGCCGCGGCTCTTCTTCTTGATGGGCTTGATGTTGTCGGGCCCGTCCCGGTAGACGACGACGTTCGACGCCATCCACGCCATCAGTGGGTTGCCGCCGACGTCGACGAGGCCGTCGAGCACGTCGGCTTCGAATTCCTTCGACGGCGCCGACATGTGCGCCAGGACCTGCGGGATCTCGATGACCTCGAAGCCGTCCTCCTGCAGATCCTTCTCGAGGTTGCCGGCGTTCCACGGGTCGAACCCGACTTTCAACAGGTTGAAGCCGTACCGGGTCTTCGCCTCGTTCACAGCGGTGCGAATCAGGTCTTGGTCGATCCGGTTACCCGGGCAGGTCGTCAGGTAGTGCTCGTCGACCCACACCGGGTACGGCGCGCGATCGCGATGGGCGCGTTCGTCCAGGGTGTCCGCCGGCGAGAAGCACCAGGCGAGATACCGCCACTGCTTGCGCGTCGCCGTCGGCGGGAAGCACAGCACGAAGGCGGAGAGATCGATCTTGCTCGAGAGGTCGACCGCGCCGAAGCAGTCCTCGCCGCGCAGGTCCTCGGCGGTCCACACGCTCTGCCCGTTGCGCCAGCCTTCGAGGGACAGCCAGGGCACCGCGGTGTTCACCCACAGGTTTAGGCGCTTCTGCTTGAACGTGGCCGCGGCGCCCGGCATGCTCTTCGCCTTGGTGGCGAGGGCGCGCAGATCGTCGGGCTTCACCGAGATGTCGTAGTTCGGGTTCGCCTTGCACCACGTCGCCTCGGCGAGCCAGTCGTCGTCGACGTCGGCGTGGGCGATGAACGCGAAGAACGTCTCGTCGACGAGGACCCCTTCGAGAATCTGGACGGCGTAGCCGTGCTGGTCGCCGCACGGAGACACCGGGTCATCGCCCGCCGTCGTGATCTGGAAGTTGAGCGGCTGCCGGCGCGCACCGGTCGCCGTCTCCATCACGTCGATCGTGTCGCGGTGCTTAATCTTGTGGAACTCGTCGACGATGATCAGGTTCGGATTCAACCCGTCTTCGGGGTTGGCGCCGAGTGGCTCGAGCTTCGACGACGTGTCGACGCGGTGAAGGTTGCGCGCCATCACCTTGATGCGCGCCTTCAGGCCGCTCGACTTGACCAGCTTCTTGGCGTCGTTGAAAACGAACATCGCCTGGCCGCGTTTGGTCGCCAGGCAATAGCCCTCGGCGCCGGGCTCGTTGTCATAGAACGTGACGTAGAGGGCGACGACCGCCGCCTCGAGGGACTTGCCGTTCTTCCGGGGGACCTCGTTGTAGGCCGTCCGGTAGCGGCGCAGGCCGGTGTCGACGTGCACCCAGCCGAACACCGAGCCGAGCCGGAACTGCTGCCACGGCTGCAGGACGATGAACTGCCCGGCCCACTCACCCTTGTAGTGCTTCAGCTTGGCGGCGAACCGAAAGAACCGGTCGGCTTTCGGCAGATCGAACCGGTAGGGAAAGCCCGCGGTCGCTTCCCGGGCGCGATCGCGCAGATGCCGCTCGCACGCCAGGCGGTGATACTTCCCCGCCGGCACGCGGCCGGCGACGACGTCGTGCGCGTACATGTCGATGGGATTGGCGCGACCGGCGTCGGCGCGCGCGGCCAACTGCACCCGCGTCGGCCCTCGCACCGTCGGCACCTGCAGCTGCAGACGGGCGAGGCCGAGCACCAGGCACAGGACGAGCGCCGCGATGACTGCGCCGGCGGCGCTAGTGAGCCGTCGGGGGGTCATCAAACTCCGCGAAGGGGTCCTTGGTTTCCGGTGTCGTGGGGACCTTCACCCGCGACCTGGCCGCCGGCGTCATCCCGAACTCGACAAGGTACTGACGGACAGCCATGTGCCCCTGGCGGAGTTGCGTCGTGAGCTTCGTGTCCAACTGCCGCAGTTTCACGACCTGCGCGATCGCCTCGGTGAGGTCGCCCACGTCCACGACGGTGACCGTCTCCGCCACGCGGTCGGCCGCTGCGAGCTCTTTCAGGCTCGACTCAATGCGTGTGACCGCCGCGAGCAGTTTCTTCACCAGGGCCGCGTTCTCGCGCCTCGCGGTGAGAATGGCTTCCGTCTCCGCGAACAAGCAGACGTACTGGTAGAGCGCGGCGTCGTCGACCGTGGACAGCGTCTTGGAGGCCTCGAGGCGCACGACCATCCGGTTCCATTCCGCCAGCGCATGGCCGCGCAGCGTGCTCGGACGATGGGGACGCCCCTTCGGCGGATCCGGTGGTTGGGGATCCGTGGCGGTGCCGTGGCGGTCGCCGCGGAGCGTGCCGGCGAGCTTGTGCTCGGCGCGCGATCGGGCGTTGCGGCCGCCGGAGCTCGAGGTGCCCGGCATCAGGGTGTCTCCGGTCGAAGGTCGGCCTTCGCCATCCGCAGTTTTCCGCCTGGTCGTGGGGCGGAAACGACCGGCCCCTGTTTTTCCCCCGGTGCGTTCGGGCGAGTCGTGCTATAGGGCCCGTGCTCGTCGGCCCATCGCTGCTGCCGCTCGCGCGTGCGCGTGGTTGTCGTCACGTAGCGTCCTCTCCCCCACCCAAAGCCGAGCTGGTGGCTCTGGGTCATCTCACAAGGCAAAATTCATTCGCTGACATCGCGCGAGCAAACCCGGCGCGCGGTTTCCGGGCGCCGGGATCTGCAGCGATTGCGAAGCCCCCCTCCCGTCGGATCACATCGCGCGCCGACACGAAGGAAAGGCATCACGACTTCCTCGTCAGATAGAGACCGAGCATCGAGCCGCACACCCCGCCGCAGACGTAGCCGACCTGCGCAACCAACGCGTTGGTCTCGGCCACTTGACGAATGAGCGTGAACCCGAGCACCGCGATCGCGGCGTCGGACCAGGCCGTCCCGACGTAGCTAGTGCGCGCGATCATCCGCGTGTTGATGCAGATCAGTCCGTAGTTCACGAACATCAATGCGAAGAACAGCAGGAACGTCGTCATCGACGTCGCCCTCCACGCTTCGACTCTTCGCGCGTCTTGGTATCCGAGCAGCTCTGACATAAGCCCTGCTCATTGGTCTCGTCGTCGAGCCCGCCTTCGGCGAGTGGAATGGTGTGGTCGCGGATAGTGGCGCGCGTCTGTCTTCCAACGGTGAGGCAGGCGACACACCACGGTTGGCGTGCGAACAGTCGCACGCGCCGGCGCTGCAGCTCGCGCCCTCGGATACGCTGCACCGGTGGTCCAGTGCGGGTACGCCAGGCGGCGACCTGGTGCTCCTGACAGTTGGTCTTGCCGCACTTAGGATGCGGACAGGTGCGAGGGACGGCTATCCCCATCAGCGCAGGCCTCCGTATAGCCAGCCCAGAAGGAACGCGACGATCAGCCAGGGCCAGCGAGGCCAGGACACGACCTCGCCGGCCACGCGCAATCGGTAATCTCTGAGGCCGGTGTCGTTGGTGAACGGAATCATCCGGACCGCCGGCGGTCCGTCAGAACGGCAGGAGGCGACGTCGATCGGGGGCGACGCCTCCACATAGGTGGGGTTCCTCGAGTTGTCAGAGAGGGAGGACGGCGCGACCCCGAGGATCGCGCCAAGCCTCAGAGGTTGTTCTCGCGGACGAGAGCACCCGGGTCGCCTTCCAGCTTCCATGAGTACGAAGCATCGGCAAGCTCGACCGGGTGCGTCTAGTTGCCTCCAGTAGCGTCTAGTTGCGTGCCGCCCGCGTCACAACCGTCGCGGTGGAGTGCGACACTACTCGGACCGAATCGATGTTTCTCGACCATCCGCACGCGCCCGGCCGGCTGCTCGAAGTGGCGCACGTCGCCCATCGGCTGAGTGTCAGCGTGGAATTCGTCCGCCGGCTGATTCGCACCAAGCAGCTCCGGGCGATCCGCATGGGGCGGCGCTGGCGAGTGGCGGAAGCGGACCTGATGGCCTGGATTGACGCGCAACGGGTGCCGCAGGTCGAGCCGATCCCGGGTCAGCATCGGGGACGGGATGGGCCGCGGCCGCTGCCCGAGGCGAGGAACGCCTGATGGAGGAAGAGGTCGACGCCTTTCGCGAGCAGATCATCCAGCAGGTCGCGCGGCGGGCTGAGCGTGGTGACGAGCCAGCAGCCGTGGGCT